CCAAAACTAACGCAAGAACAACTAGCAAGGACATTAAAGTTGTACGGAGTAAAATAATAAAATGGCACAAGAAACATTAAAAATTACGATAACGGCTGACAATAAACAAGCCGTTCAAAATATACAGGAAACTGTTACTGCTACAACTCAACTAGGTACTTCATTTAAGAAAGTTGTTCCAGCAAGTAATCAAGTTAATCAGGCTTTGGTCAATGTTTCAAGGGTTGCACAAGATGCTCCCTATGGTTTTATCGGTATTGCGAATAACTTAAACCCTTTATTAGAATCATTCCAAAGTTTAAAACAAACAACTGGCTCAGCAAGTAGTGCTTTAAAGGAGATGGCTAAGGGCTTAATGGGACCAGCAGGTATTGGTCTTGCATTAGGTGTGGTTTCATCTTTGATAGTCGCATTTGGTCCTAAAATCGCAAAGTTTATTAATGGTACAGATGCAGCTAGTGAAGCACAAGATAAATTTAAGGAAAGTTTAGATAAGGCACGAGCATCCGCAAGTGAAAGTGGAATTAAATTACAAGCGTATATAAATATAGCAGAGGATGCTTCAATAGCAGATGACAAAAGAGCAAATGCTTTAAAGTTTGTTATTAGTGAATTAGGTAAGGTTAATAGTGCTTATGCTGCAACAATTAAAACAACAGACCAAGCAAGAGCAGCAGTAGATTTATATACTCAGGCTTTAGTTGCTCAAGCTATTACTTCAAGATATGTAGATGAGATTGCTGATAAAACTATAAGATTAGCAGATGTTAATAAACAAGCAATAGCAGCAGCAGTAGAATATAATAAAACTATTGAAAGGTCTAAGACAATGACTAATGGTTTTGTTGATGCTTCGGTAACACAAGCTGCAACAATAAATGCTTCTAAAAATGCTTATGTTGGTGCTGCAAATGAAGCCGTTAATCTTAATAATTCACTACAAGATTTATATCAATCTTTAAATGATGTTCTTAAAGGTGCTGCTGTAAATCCATTTAATACAGTTACAAACGGAGCAAAAGATTTAGATAAAACTATTCTTGATGTAACTAAAAACTATAAAGCGTTTACTAAATTAACTGCTGAACAAGTTGGAACATTTATTCCACAAGCAAAAAATGCTTTACCAACACCTTTAGCACCACAAACACCTTTAACTCAAGGACCATCTCAAGCAATTTTACAAGCACAAGCAATTGCAAGTGCAGCTACCGAACAAGCTAAATTTAATTATTTATTAAATGAGGCTGAGGTAACATCTAGGTTTATTGCAGAAGGTCTTGGAAATGTATTTCAAGCATTGCAAAGTGGTGATAACATAGGGGAATCAATTATAAATGTATTTAAGGATATGGCTATTGAATTAGCAAAAATGGTTGTACAGGCTTTAATATTTAAAGCAATTATGAGTGCTTTAGGAATGGGTGGTGCAGCTGGAACAACTAATGATTTAACAGGAGGATTACTTGGTGGATTAGGTAAATTATTATCATTTAAACCAATGGCTGAAGGTGGAATAGTAAGTAAACCAACTTTTGCTATGGTCGGCGAGGGTGGAGAAAGTGAAGCAGTTATGCCTTTGTCAAAATTAGATACTATGTTAAGTAATGCTTTTTCAAGTGGATTAAATAGTGGTAATTCTAATAATGGTGGTCAATTTATACTAAGAGGTCAAGATTTATTACTTGCAGTAAATAGAAGTCAAAAGGCATCAAACATTAAAGGACAATCAATCAGTTTAGCATAATGGCTTACGGATTAAGATATACAATAACTCAAATCTTAAGGAATGGTACAAATCAAGTACTTGAGATATATGAGAGAGATTATGTTGCTGGGATAGTTAAAACCTATCAGCCAGTATCAATAATAGTACAACCTAACTCAAACGAGGAATATCCTTATCCTACAATAATTTCTACTCAGGTTAACTTTTCTATATTATTAGAAACACAAGATGATTACGACCAATTCCCTAATGTACTTAGTCAAGATGATAGGAAGTATTATGTAATACTTAAAGAAAGTACAAACGTAATGTGGAGAGGTTATATGTTTAATGATTATACTCAAATGGGTTTTTCAACAGGCATTACTCAAGCAGACTTTACTTGTATTGATGGTATTTCATTTATACAAAATATTGAATATGTAAGAGATGATAGTATTAATCAATTAGACACTCAATTAAATGTAATTAGTGATGGCTTAAAGTTAATAGCTTATCCAGATGTATTAAATTTAGTTGTGGCTTGTTCATACTTTGCAGGGGGTATGCTTGATAGACAAGATGGCGTAAGTAACGAGCCGTTTAGCCAAATCTATCAGTATAGAAGAGATTTTATGGGTGAGTCTTATTATGACATTATTGGCAAAATAATGACCTCATTTAATTGTAGAATGTTCCAAGCTAATGGAGACTGGTGTATATTTTCTATGAATGAGATGGCAGCTACTACAAATTATTTTACTAAATATAATATTCTAGCTACTCCTACAATAACAAGTAGTGGTGTTTTAAGTAATACAGTTAACATAGTTCCTTATGCAGATGGGAATGTGCATTTTATAAATAATAGCCAAGTAAAACTATTAAAGAAAGGGTTTTACAATATACAAGGGAGAGGTGCTTACGAATCAGCTTTAAACTATTGCGACAATGCAGACTTAAAGCTAAATGCTTTCCCAACTAATACTGCAACTGGGTTTATTTTAGGTGCGACAGGAGATTCAACTGCAACAATAGTACCAGATACAGCAGGTCAATTTGATGCAGTTTCTTTAGTAAGAAATACAAGTGGTTTAGCTAGTATTGAGAATGGTAATTTAGCTGCTCCTAATTATTTCCTTCCTTATATTGGGGAAGTTCCTTTTAAATTAAGTTTTGAACATACAACTTCAACAGGTGCTAAATTGCAAATTACACTAAATACATCAGGAGGACTTAGATATCTAGATACAAATGGACAATGGCAATCTTCAGTACAAAATTTAACAATAGACCCATCTGAAAATTTTACTACATATACTAGAGACATTCCACCATATTTTGTATCAAGTGTTGCAATCTTTGGTTATTTAAAGTTTAAGATTATATGTGATGCATCAGGTCAAGCATCTTTAGTTCAAAACTTTATTATACAAAGAGGAGATAGTGAAGTTAAGTTTATTGAGGCAAACTTTGTGGCTGATAATACAATACAATCTACTTTAAAAGTATTTGAGCAACCCTATGGGAATAACTATCCTACTACTTATACCTTTTCATCTAATAAAGGAGTATTATGTGCTTCAGATGGTACATTCTTAGAGAATTGGTATTCATCTTGCCCTAGTGGTACTCCTTTAGGAGCAATAGATTTAATAACTTTTATGACTTATCAAAATATAAGAAACCTCAATAAGAACGTAGCAACAGTAGAATGTGATTTAGGAGAGCATATAAGCGGTGGAGGATTTGTCTATTTAGATAAGGTATTTACTACAACTGATACAGTTACAGGTAATTTATCTTATACTGGAAAGAAATTCATAATGAATAGAGTAAGTCAAAATGCTTATGTAAACGAATTAAACTCAGTTCAATTAATTGAGGTTAGCGTTGCTGAAATAACGGCATTTATTATTCCAAATTACATTACAGATACAGGTCAACTAGGTCCGTTCTGGTTAGCACAATTTAATATTAATATAGTTTAACTTTGCAATATGGCAGATAAAGTACAAGGTAATAATATGATTCTCTATTGGCAAAATCCCAATGGAGTATTCTATCTAAATGGTGGTGTTTCACAAGGCACAATAAGTAGTAATACTTATTATGAATTAAGTTCTACTGAAAATGTAGGTGCTAGTGCTGACTTTACTGCAACAGGAAATAATGTTATAGCTAGGTTTATTACGGATGTAAATAGTCCTAATATGACTTCTATACTTGCTGGGACTTGGACTTTTAATTCTTATGTTTCTATTACAACAGATTTAACATCTAGCCCATCTTTTTACTTTGTTGTATCTAAGTACGATGGAACAACATTTACAACAATAGCAACAAGTTCTACTACTGTTTTAACTTCAATTAGCAAGACTTTATATAGCACTTCATTGACTTTCCCATCTACTGCACTTGGTGTAACTGATAGAATAGCAATAACTGTT